CGATAGCAAAGGCTTGATCGTATTCTCTCTTTACTTCATTGGCTATAGCCAACGCTTCTTGCATTGGCTTGACTATGAAACGGTCAACCGATCTACCAACAAAACGCGAAGCAACACCAAGGCCACGCCATGCCATTTTTAGCTTTTCATAAAAGACCAGCTTCGAAAGCATGTCGGATGTCTTTTTGCCTTGTGCTCCCAATTTCTGGAGTGCAGCATTTGCTACAGCAACTCCCTTAGTAAGCCCAGAGACATTTAGCGTAATTCCTGTTGATACTTTCGATTGAGCCATTATGACTTCTCTTTTCTTGCTTTCTGGATTTGCCTGAGCTTTTCAAACTCAGCAGCCATTTCCTCTTCAGACTGTCTTGGGTTCGGATCGTAATTTGGTTGAAACTTATAGATGAAGCTTTGGTCTATTTTTGTCATTGAACTTGCTTGCGTATAGGCGACAAGTGCCGCACGATACCACTCAAGCCCAAATGGTTCTTGCTTCCAATACTCAACCCATTCAAAAAACTCCTCTGCTGTAAGTTCTTCCTCGAGCGTGTTTATGTCTGCCCGACCAAGGGCAAGGGCCAACCGAAGAAGGAATAACCTCCCAGGCTGGCTCAGTCTTTTTTTGCCTCACCTCCAAAGTCTCGCTGCATAACCTTTTCCCAGCACGCCGTATACAACTCCATGAACACTCCGTATCCAAACTGATCGCCAATAGTGTCTTCCTCGTTGCGTAAGAAAAGCCTTTTGCCCTCACTATCACTGAGGCACGCACCGACAACTTCAGACATTGATTCCATCGAAGGAACACCATTCTCTGCAGTGTGCTTTGTGTGAGCCTCAGTGATTCTTCTCCACTCAGCAATCGAAGGCGTTCTCATAAAGACAGTGTCATTGAGCGAATGTACGTGTACTTCTATCACTGTCGGCTTTCCAGCAAGCGAACGTATGTCGTCTTTCGTCAAAGGCATATCACCCTCCCTCAAGCATAAACTCAGCGGATATCGTTACAGGCTCTCCTACCCTACCGCTTATTGAGTAGTCAAGCAAAATGGCCTGGCCAGTGTACCCTCCCCATTTCCCACTTATCTTAAGTTCCTTCACGTCACCTCTGTCGGCTTGTGTAAACTCACCAGATTTAGGCCCAGAGTAAAGAGTTATAGAAAGTGTCGCTGGCTCAATAGATCCAACGCCAACTTTTCGCAAGCATCTAGTGTATTCACCACTACCTACAACTGTTGTGTTTGATGGCGTAACATCAATGATTGACGTCTTGCCAGCCTTGACCGTAAACCCAGTCAGCATTCCAATATCTTCGCCACCCCACGAAACCTCAGTTTCTTGTGCGGCATGCACCGATCCCTCTGAACTGCAGCTTGCCATGTCAATCCGTTCACGCTGTTGGTGTCTTTAGGTCAAACGTAGCTGTGCCTGTCACATACTCGCCAACAGATGCGTCAAGCGTGTAATTCGTACAGACAGCCTTTTGTGAAATGCCAAACTTTTCAAACACAAGATCATACTCGGCGTCAGTTGGTGGAGTGGTGATACCAGTCTCGCCATCGCCTGCCTTCTTTTGGCCGAAGAAGTTGACAGTCAACTGACCATCTGAAGTGATGTCGCCGCAATCTCTGAGAATTGGGTCAACCTTGACGCGGCAGCATCCAGCCCCAATTGAAAGAGTCGTTATGTCTTGCTGCTCTGTGTCGTCTCCAAAATCGCCATCAACATTCAAGCTCACATTAGTAACGCCATACTCATGATTGTTGAATTTGAATGTCGCACTTTGAGAATCCTCAAAAACGAAAGTTTGATCACATGATGCTTCGGCCATTTTCAGCACTCCTCTCTGTATTTTATCGCGTAAGTAATTTCGGTTGTGTATGCGGGTTTCGACTCGCCTTCAAACTCCACAGGGTCACCGTCTGACTCTTCCATCAGATAGCAATATGCTATCTGCACGTTATTGTCGCTTGTGCCGTATTTCCCGGTAAAGTTGTCGATTGCAAGTCGTATCTTATTGCTAATATCCCTGCCATCAGTGTATGTTTTTGAGTAGACCATCACAGAAAATGATGCTACTGGGTCAAGACACTGCTGCATTGTGTGGCGATCTCTCACCGTGTTCGTCCGTTGATATACCACAAACGGAAGCTTCTGATACTCTGGGGCAAAGACAGGATACACCGAAACACCAGAACATGCTGACTCAATCGACTCTGCAATAAATGTCTCAATAATCATCTTCTCGGCAACCTCTTTCCAAAGTATCCTGCGGCTGGGCTTGTGAACCCAGCCCTTCCGTACTTCTGTGCATATTTGTTGTAAATTGCCTGTGCTTTTTCTGATTCTAGTTCTTTGAGTGCCTTTTCGTATGCTTTCTTCATCTCATCCAGAAGTTTCTTTTCGGTTACTCCTTTTATCCTGCCGAATATCTTTCTCTGTATATCTCTTGGTTTTATTTTGCCAGTGAAGCCTTTTCTTGCTTTCGCTGATGTTTTTAGCCCATTCAAATACATGTAAGAATTCTCATAGTTGATTCTTTTTGCTGATTTCTTGAAGTAACGCCGTTTGCCAATAAGAAGATCAGTGGATAGTTTTACTTCCTCTTTGAACGCTTTGAACCTTGTAAAAGAACCTTTTCGAAATCTGTCTTTTGTTCCTTCGTCAAGAAGCATCGCAGCACTACCACCAAGCTTACCCATTCGATAGCCGCCCTTCATGTCGACGGCATCAGCCCTTGGATAACCTGGGTACATTCTTGTACTGCCGACTGACCTTCGAAGATTGCCAATAACCCTTCTTCGTGAATCTGTCGTCTTTCCAGTTTTCTTTGAAACTCTTCTAGTGGGTTTATATTTTTTCCTGTACGTTTTGCTGCGTTCCATGCTGGCTGCTTCTGCTCTGTATTCAGGAAGAACGCAATCTTTCATTACACGCCTGAGAGCAGCACCGAAATGCTTTCTTCGCATTGCTGGGGCTAGATTCTCCCATACATCAGCCATCGCTTTGAGTTGTTCTGTGAGTGCTGGAGAGTCGAGCCAGATGCGGTCTTTTGGGCCTCCTGAATCCCACGGGCCTTTAGGCATTTTCGGGCCTCTCTTCCAAGATGAGATTGATAAACTGCTTGTGCCCTATCTCACGCATGCTGGAAATGTGCAGAATTCTGTCACAGTTGCTTATCCACCGCACTCGCATCTTACCACGAATGCCTTCAATCCAACGTGATGTACATGACCATGAAGCAGTAGGCATGGTCTGATCCATCATTGTCTGCTGTGTGTACGAGTTGGATTCAATGCGAGCACGTGTTGTTGCGAAGCATTTCCATTCTTGAAGGAACTCGCCTGTCTCGTTGCGAGTCTCAATGACTTCTTCGATAGCAATGACGTGTCTGAACTTGCCAAAGTCCATCACTAGCTCCTTCCATCAAAAGAGCATGCCGCCATCGCCATCTCAAACTGCATAGGTATCTCCATCGCACCGCCGTCAGTGCTGACGGCTGCTCTGTTCTCATACCAATGACCAATGATAAAGAGCATGGCTGACTTCCATATTTGCGGAATCTCGGCAGGAGCGTTCACGCCTGCCCACCACTGTATTGTCGCCATTGAGCCACACTCGCCAAGATCAATTCCACCGTATTTGACCGTCATAGGGTAGGCGTCCCAGTCAATTACCAGATCTTCTGGGTCGGCGTATTCCTTCTGCCCATCGTCAGAAGTCCACCAAACCTGGACAGGACTCTCGCCGTCTGGCATTTCGCAGAGTGGCGGGTAGGGTATCTCGTAGCCCATGCAGCTACATGGGTCATATCCACCAACCTTTGCACGCCATTGTGTCTTTGTCGTCGTCTGGGCTGTTCGTGCTTCAAAAGCAACCCTGGCGGCTGATATCAAGCCCATGATGTATGTGTCATCGTCGGTGACGGCTTGCATGATGCGGAGATGGTCTTTGGCTTCCGCAAGAGAGATAGGCTCAAAGTCTGGCTGCTTTACTCGCCTCACTGATGAGAATTGCATTCTTATTTCCTTCAAGAAAAGCCTCGGGGTGGAGGGGAGGGAAAGCCTCCACCCCGAGGGTGATACTCAAGCATTCATGACTACCTGAGCGTGAAAACCCAATACTACGGCGTTGGGTTCTTGAGAACGCTCAAGAACTGCGGCGAGTGAGTGTTCCACGCTGCTCTCATTTGACCCAAGTAAGTCACAGCATCGAATTCCATCGCACGAGTATCGCTTGATAGAATCTTGACGCCACGTGGCTTCGTTCCGTATGCAGATGCTTGTTCGAACGATCCGAACACAGCAAGTACATCCTCTGGAAGCTCATGGGTGAGAACTACAGGATAACCATAAATCGAAGCCGCCACATTGTTAGTAATGATCTGGCCGTTCGATCCGTCAACAGCATGTGCCATCAAGCTTGCCCACCCAGCAGGCGATACAAGCCATGAAGCGTTTGACGTGTTGCGGTAAACAGACATTACTGCAATTGACAACTCATCACTGGTGACAGTGTTTGCTGTTGCGACTTCAAAGCATTGTGAGCCAGAGTCGTAACCACAAACAGCATCAACCAAACCAGTAACGCTCAACTCAGCTTTTCCTTGGAGCCACACATTGTCAATCGTCTTGGCAAATGAATTTGCGAAGGTCGATATGACATAGTTACTTACTGATACCGCAGATGCAGCATCTTCAAGAAGCTCAGAAGAGCAGTAGTTGATGTGAGCCATCTTATGAAGATCCAACTGAGCAGCCTTGACGACTGGCTGAATTGGCTCAATGTGCTCAAGCTCTGAGTAGAACTTGGAGTATGGAGCTTCATCAGCAATTGGAATCTGCAGGCCACTTGTAGGAACTGTGAAGTTCCGAGCAAGTTGAGGACACAGAGCGGTGTAGTTGACCTCGTTGATAAGGCCATTCCACAACGTCTTCATGACAAGGGCAGACATACTGTCAGCAAATGTCGTAGAATCTTCACCACTGCCATATGCAGCAATGCTGTCTGAAGAAGCTACTGGGTATGAACTTGCTGCTCTGAACTCTTTCTTGAGAGCGATTGAGCGTAAGTACAAACCTACGTTGTAAGCACCTTCGGCGTCACCATCCCAGAATCGTGCAGGCTTTTCACTTCCAGCAGGAAGCTTGAAAGCTCGCTTTTCTGGTGTGGATGGTCGAACGACAAGGCCAGCGTTTCCGACTGTCTTACGAACGCTTTCGACTTTCGCAAGTGCATCGGCTGCTCGCTGCTCTTTGTCAACCGCAGCAGTTCTTTCCTCAACGACGGCGGTGAGACGATCAATCTCGTCAGCACGTGCCTTTTCTTCTTCTGGGTTTTGGCATTCCATCTCTGAGAGACTTCGGAGTTCCTCCGTTGCCTCAGACAAAGACTTTACAGCCTTTTCGTGGCCTGGTGTCATCTTTTTGACTCCTATGGTAAAAGTGTGGTAAAGGCTGTAAGCCTTACGGATAACAAAATACGATCTTTTAGTGCTGTTGGTAAAGTCTCTCAAACAAAAGTGGCGATTTTACCTACATCAGAGTTCTGGGTCTGGATCTTCCTGTTTTTCAGGCAAATACGAAGGTCTACGCAGCAGGTCAAGCTTGCGGTCAATATCGCGTGAGATTTCCTGAATATCGTCCAGCTTTTGGTCGATATTGTTGAGATGGACTGAAGTCTCGCCTAGTGTTTTTTGATTGGCTTCGCCGACGTCTCTTAGGCCTTGTCGCAAATCATCTATCGTTGCCGTCAAACTGACGTTGCTTTCCGTGACGGCTGCGATCATCTCCACATAGCGTTCTCCAGCTGGCTTCAGGAAGCTGGTATAGCCGACGTAGGCGACAGCAACCAGAAGCAACGTGCTAATTCCATTTTTCTCAATGAAAGATGAAATCTGACCTGCAATGTCTGCTGTGCTCTGTTTCTGTTCGTCAGCCATCGTTATCTCCTGAATATGCCACGCCGCCGAACTGTGCCAGATCCGCTCGTAGGACAGTTGCCCGAAGGGCAGCTTGAACTTGAAGAGCCTGACGATGCAGCATTTACACAGCCGAACGGAGGCCACCCCTCGTGTAGATTGTTGTGGATGATTTCTAATTCTTCGATGGTGTAGCCTTCGACGTCGTTGAATTTGTGAACTGTTCTAAGGTGATTGGCTATGAAGTCCCAGTCATAGTTCCACCTGCCTTCGACGTTCCACCGTGATCCAGGCATCTTCAGAGGTGACGCTTTGATATCAAGATCAATCTCCTCGCCTATTTGGTAGTCAACGATCTCTCCTTCAGC